ATATTGAAAAAGGTAGGGAAATAATTTATTACGTATGATTTTAAAGATAAATGATAGATTTAGAAATCGTAAAGTTGACTTTTTTAATGAATTTACATTAAACTTAGTTTACAATTCCAATGCCTCACAATTTCGTTTTAATTATTATTTTGACCCATTCAATCCAGAACACAAAGAAATGTCTTGCGTTACTCATTTCCATGAAGTAACCTTAGAACATGAAGGTATTTTATTGCTCACGGGTGTAATTACAAATCAATCATTTAAACAAAGTTCTGTAAAACAACTAACCTCATTTAGTGGTTATTCAAAAGCTGGGGTTTTATCCGATTGCGAAATTCCTCCAAGTATTTACCCATTGCAAAGTGATGGATTGAGTTTGAATCAAATTGCAAATAAATTAATACAACCGTTTAAACGAAATTACGGTTTGGATTACAAAATAGATCCTTCCGTTTTATCTAAAATGAATCAATCATTCGATACTTCTACAGCTTCAGAAACTCAGACTATAATTGATTATTTGAGTGAATTAGCCAAACAGAAAAACATAATTATCTCACATGATGTCGAAGGAAATCTATTATTTACAGAAGCAAAAACAGACGGTAAACCAATACTAGAATTTGATTTGAGAGAGGGTAGTATGCCTGGTACTAATTTCACAATGAATTACGATGGCCAAGGTATGCACTCACATATCACGATGCAAAAACAAGCCGATATTGAAGGCGGTAATGCAGGAGAAGAGACTATTAGAAATCCTTATGTTATTGGTTCGGTTTACAGACCAACGGTAAAAAGTCAAAGTTCTGGTAATGATAATAATACTTTATCGGCTGGTCAAAGAGCTTTAGCAAATGAATTAAAAGGCGTAACTTTGACAATTGAAACTGACAGGTGGCTAGTTGATGGAAAAATGTTAGAGCCAAATAATACAATTACTATTATTGCACCAGAGTTGTATATTTACAGAAAAGAAACGTTCTTTATTGAATCAATAAATTATGAAGGGAATGAAAGTCAAACGATAGCAACATTGAATTGCGTTCTTCCAGAAGTTTACAACGGAAAAACGCCAGTTTCAATATTTAGGAAAATTAATTTACACGCTCAAGAAGAATGATAAATGTAACAAAAACCATATCGACAAGTATAAAAAATGCAGTGCGCTTTGTAAAATTTCTTCGCATGGGTAAAAGTGACGTGCAGGAATGCAGACAAGCATCTCCTTTTGGAATAGATTCAGCACCAACAAAAGATATGGCAGCTATTTACGCTAAGACTGGCGAAGTTGGGAAACCTGTAATTATTGGTTATATTAATAAAAATCAAATTGCGGAAATTGGAGAAACACGCTTCTTTTCTACTGATGAAAACGGTACGGTTAAAATTGCGCTACACCTAAAGAATGACGGAACGGCTGAATTCGGTGGGAACACTAAAAATATGGTTAGATTTCAAGAATTGGAAACGGGGTTTAATGATCTTAAAACAGATTTCAATAATCTTGTAACTGCTTATAATTCGCATATTCACCCATTTAGCAGTGGCACAACCTCACCAACTGCAACACAAGGGACTTCTTCTACAGCTGATATTTCAGGCTCTAAAATTGACGAAATAAAAACACTATAAATAAAACAAAATGAACAACGGAATATTATTTTTTCAGCAAGGCACGGCAAATTTAACACACGGTCAAATTTTGGCACGTATAGCACAAGTTGACGCTATTACGGATGAATTATTAAACACCGCTTTGTTGTTAGTTACTGATGGTCAAATTGCTGAATATGATTTGGATACAGGACAATCAAAACAAAAGGTAGTTTATCGCTCAACCGCTGATGTTTATATGGCTTTAGATTTTTATGACAAGCTTAGAGGGCGATTACAATCAAAATTAGTACCTAGAGCGACAAGGTTAATGGATTACAAAAACATTCAATAATGAAGATATTAGGATTTGAAATAGGAGGGAAATCAAAGATTGATAATACACCTAAATTAACAGGAACAGTTCCAAACACAGAAGCGAGTTTTGAGCCTGTTGGATCATGGGGGCGTGCTTATACAAAATCCTTTGATGGTGAAAAGAACTTTGGCGAAGTAGGGCCAATTATTAATTACCGTCCAGATTACATTGGTTTACGTTATAGAAGTTGGCAAGCTTATTTGGAATCTGATATTGCAAAAACAATATTAAATAGATTTTCAGTTTGGATAATTGACAAAGGTTTGCGTTTGGAAGCAGAGCCAAAAACAAAACTATTAAACAAAATAGGTATTGATTTTTCTGATAGCGAAGGTTTTAACGATATTATAGAATCTCGTTTCAGCGTTTGGGCGAAATCAAATTTATCTTCTTATGATGAAAACCAACCATTCAATGAACTTGCAAAAGAAGCATTTAAAAACGCTAAAATAGGGGGTGATGTTGTTGTGATTTTGCGCTATAAAGATGGAAAATTTACAGTTCAATTAATTGATGGAGCGCACATTGGTAGTCCATTTGGGAACAAAGGTGCAAACGATGGAAATAAGATTATTAACGGAATTGAGGTTGATGAAAAAGGAAAGCATATAGCCTACCATATTCACAAATCATTGAATAATTATGAGCGTATAGAATGTTATAACGAGTCTGCAAAATTAAAACAAGCATTCTTATTCTACGGTTCAAAATATAGATTAGGAGACAATAGAGGGCTTCCAATTATTTCAACATCTATTGAGTCACTCAAGAAAATTGAACGGTACAAAGAAGCTGAAATTGGTAATGCAGAGGAGATTGCAAAGGTAGCCTATCAAATTATTCATCAAGCTTTCTCAGATGAATCTACTCCATTTATGAACCAGATGCTAAAAATGGAAGGTTCAAATGGTGGAGGTCAAGATGCATTTTCAACAGATAACGCAGGAAATAAAATTGCAACAAGTGTAACAGCAACAACCAACAAGCAGGCTTTCAACATGACAAGGGGTTCTAAAATAGAACCTCTAAACCATGGAAATGGAAAACTTTCATTTAAGGAATTTTATCAAACCAATGCTAACGTAATTTGCGCATCAATTGGAATACCTCCAAACGTAGCGTTTTCAATTTACAATGATTCATTTAGTGCATCGAGAACGGCAACAAAAGATTGGGAGCATACAATAAGTTTTGAACGTGACGATGTGACAAATCAATTTTACGCACCAATTTACGCGTTTTTCTTGCATATTCAGATAATCGAAGGATTGGTTAATTTGCCAGGTTACTTGGCAGCGCATAAAAACGATAATTACTTGGTTTTAGAGGCTTACAGAAATTGTAGATTTACGGGGCCTATGTTCCCGCATATTGATCCACTTAAAGAAGTGAAAGCAGAACGTGCTAAATTAGGTAAACTAGCTGAAAATATGCCGTTAACAACATTAGAAAAATCTACGGAAACATTATACGGTGGTGATTCAAGAGCCAACATGGAGCAATTCGGGCGTGAAATGCAAGAAGCTATTGATAATGGAATTGAAGAGGAACAAGTTATTATAGAGGATGAATAAAAATACAACCCTCAGGTTTTAAGGCTTGGGGGTTTTTGTTTTTTGTAAATACTTTGCGTAATCAATTGCTATATCTATATTTTGCACCCCTGAATGCTCAACTTTAATGTACCCATGTCTTTTATCGATGTAGCTTTTATAACCCATTCCTGCTCCATATTCAAAAACAGTATTTAGTATAAAGAAGTAAGGGTTGTTAGTTTTATCTAGCCATTCAAATAACTTTTCTTTACATTTATTCATTTGTTTTTCAATCAAATCAAATTCTCCCTCTTTTGTTGAAAAATCTCTTTTAGATAAAGTTGACCTTACTTTAATTTTATCATTAAAATCAACATCTTTAATTCTATTAATTAAAGCTTTCTTTTTTCGATAATTGTAGATTTGGTATTCTACAAAGTTTCCTAAATAATCATAGAAATCAACATTATTTTTTAAACACTCTTTTTTTGTTTTCTCTTCAATTTTTAAATAAGTGTTTTCAATTTTATCAAACTCTTTTGATTTCATAATTTTATTGGGTAATTATCAACAAACAAATCTAACTTTAACCTAATTAACTGCTCAATAGTTAATCCTTTATTTGTGGCAATTTTATAAATTTTGTGAAAAACTTCATCTGGAACACCAGAGATTTGAATGTGTTTTTTCCCGTGTGAAATGTCACGTTCTAAAAAATATAAATTCTCCTCAATTATTTCATTTAGCATTGGTCTTATCAAACTAGGTGCTGTTTTCTCATTGTCTTTCAGAATTAGAACCAAATTATCATGTAAGCTTTCAGGTACTGCTCGAAGTCTTATTGTTTTCATAGCGTAAATATAATAGATAATTTGCCATAATAAGGCAAAATACCATAAAAAATTAATTTAAGCATATATTTTTACCACAATGAACGAATTTTTAATATACGGCTCAATTAACAGTTACACGTCTTCTGAATTCATCAATTCAATGAATGAAGCGGAAGGTGATATAACCGTTAGAATAAACACAGGAGGAGGTGAACCAGACTACGGTTTCGGAATGGTAGCCAAATTCAAGGAATATACTGGCAAAAAGACTGTTAAAATTGATGGTAAGGCCTATTCAATGGGTGCTTATATAGCAATGTATGCAGATGACGTTGAAGCATTAGACGTTTCAAACTTGATGATACATAGAGCCGCATATCCTGCATGGTTTGAAAATTCAGAATCTTTTTCAGATGGTTTGCGCCAAAATCTAGTTGATACTAATAAATCACTAGAGGCTGCACTGAGAGGAAAAATTGACGTTGAAGCATTCGAGAAATTAAAAGGTGTGAAAGTCAAAGACATCTTCTCAATGGATGATAGAATAGACGTTTTTCTAACGGCTAAAGAAGCAAAGAAAATAGGTTTAGTTTCTAAGATTATTAAAATCACTCCTAGCAAAGCTGCAGAAATTAACTCACACGTTAAAATTGCAGCATCAACGGAATCAGATTTGACGGTTACTGCACCAGAAGCAGAAAAAAAGGTTATAAAACAAACAAATATAAACATGAATAAATCAGAGTTAAAAGACAAGCACCCTGAGCTATACGCTGAAATCGTAGGATTAGGAGTAGAAAAGGAAAAAGAGAGAGTTTCAGCTTGGGCAAAATGGAATGAAATTAACGCTGAATTAGCGATGAAAGGAATTGAAGGAAAAGAAGACATTAAGGCTTCGGACATTTCAGAATTTCAAGTTTCAGCTTTGAAAGCGGTTCAAAAAGCAGGTATCGTTAAAGACAGTGTAAAAGACTTAGGTGTTGATGGTGAAATAATCACTCCAACATCAGAACTTACAGCATCTGAAGAACTAGAAGCTAAAATGAACGCTAACTTAACTGAGCGTGGTTTATTAATCTCAAAAACGAAATAAGATGGGAGCAACAGTAGTAACTAATACAGATAGTCAACTTCATGTAGACTATGATGTAGCGAAGATTTTTCTAGGTGAAAATCGTTACGCAACAGGGACGTACACAAATGGAACAGGTGCAGCGGTAACGCTTGCAGCAGGAACACTTTTAGGACGTGTTTCGGCAGATGAATTGTTATTGCCACTTGAAAGTGCTGCAACGGATGATTCAAATATTCCATTAGGTATATTGTCGCATACAGTAACAGTAGCTGATGGAGCAAGTAAGAACTTGACATTTGCAGTTGAAGGTGATATTGCACAAGAACTTGTTATTTTCCAAGGTTCAGATGACTATGCAACAGTAGTTGCGGACAGAACATTGAGAGATAGAATAGGAGCAGATACGGTGGGTATCAAATTAGTAAGTACAACCGAAAATACAATTTTCGATAATCAATAATTTTAAAAAGATGAAAAAGATATTAGGATTAATTCTAACAATTTTAGTGATAGCGCCATTTGCTGGTAGCTACACTTTAGAAGCAACAATTGGAGTTATAGGACTTGGAGCAATTGCTTACCAATTTGCACCTTCAGGTGTGCTATTTAACATCCCAGTTGTGGATGCACGAGGTTTATTCACGAGATCGTTGGTTTCTGTTTACCGTGAAAAAGTTTCGGTAACTTCATTTTTACGTTCATTCTTTGAGCCAATTGAAGTGATGACAAAAGAAGTATCAATTGCGGTAAGACGTGGTACTGAAAAGGTAGCAGTGGATGTTGTAACCTACTCAGATGGAAATAGAAATTCATTTGACAAATCAAGTGAGAAGATATTTGTACCGCCATTTTATCACGAATATTTGACGGCAAACGACCATCGTTTATACGACCAGGTTATTACAGCACTTTCGCAAGGTAATACAACTTACTTTGCTGAGATGACTGCTGAATTAGCAGAAGATTTAATGGATTTGCAAAATAAAATTGAGCGTGCAGTTGAATTGCAATGTTCACAAGTTTTGCAAACTGGTGTTTTGACATTGAATAGCCGTACGGATATTAATTTTAATCGTAAAACAGCTTCAATCGTAGCATACAACGCTGCAAATGACTTTGATATTGCTACGGTTGACCCAAGAATTGTTTTGGAAAATGGATGTAACTTCATTCGCCAACAAGGAAAATCTCAAGGTGGTACATTAAATGCAATTATGGGAGGTGAAGCGTTGAATTCATTGATTAATAATACATTGATTAAAGAAAGCTCAGACCTTAGAAATGTAGACCTTGGAACAATTAGAGAACCACAGCGAAATGCAGTAGGTGGAACTTTGCACGGTCAATTGTCTTGTGGTTCATACAAGGTAAATCTTTGGACTTACCCAGAATTTTTTGATACAGCTGGGGGAACTTCCACACCATATATTGACCCTAAAAAAGTAATATTGATTCCTGAGAATCCTAAGTTTAAATTAGTTTCAGCAGCAGTGCCACAACTTATTGAAAACGGAAGTGTGCCACAAGTGGGTGCTTATTTAGTTCAGGAATTCATGGATAGAAAAAGAACAGCGCACGAGGTACATATTAAATCAGCTCAGGTAGTTATACCAGTTGCGGTTGACCAGATATATACGGTAACAGTTCTTAATTAATCACTCAATAGAGGGTTTAAATACACCCTCTATTTTTAAATTGCACCAGTATGAAATATTATAAAGTTTTAAAAGGTAATGTCGGAGGTTTTGGAAACAAAACACACTCAAAAGGTAGTATAGTAAGTGACATTATGTTTCCAAATGGAAACGCAAAAACACTTTGTGAAATGGGTTTTTTAGAAGAGACTAAAGCACCTAAGAAAGTTGAAGCCGAAACAGTTGAGGTAGTTAAACCAGGTGTTACTGAAAAAGAAACAGTTGAGGTTAAAACTATCGAAGATTATACTAAATCTGAAATCATGGATGAATTGAAGAAACAACAAATTGACTTCAATCCATTGGATAAAAAATCGGTTTTATTCGATTTACTGAAATAAAACATTACCTTTATTAAAATATTTAGCCGTACGGATTTAATCGGTACGGCTTTTTTTATACCTTATATATATGTCATTAACTGAGCGTGCTAAAATGGATATGCAATCAATTACTTCTAATCTTAATGATTGGGGTGTAGCCGCTACATTTACGGATTTGGCTGGTGAAATTGCCGATGTAACTGTAATTCATACACGACATAATACAGCTTACGATCCAGAAGGTGTAACGGTAAATGTTCCAAGTGCTTCAATTGCGGTTTCAGATGTTAAAGTTTTAACTGCTAATAGTTCTTATTCTTACTTAAATTCAAGTGGTGAAATTACCTACTTAGGCCATTCAGTTTTAGTGAAAAATGCAGCGGGTGTGATAAAAAACTATGTAGTTTCAGAGAATTACCCAGATGAAAAACTAGGGATGACAATATTAATTTTGCAAGATAAAGGATAATGCCAGAGATTGTAAACGCCATAACAGCTAGAAATTACGAATTGATTAGAGATAGGATTGCTAATATTTTGGCAATTGAATTGCCTTATCAGGCAACATTGAATTCAGATGTTGGTTTAAATCCGACTATTGAAATAGAGCGTTTTGTGCCTGTTAAAGATACAGAGTTGCCACTTGTGAATGTTATGTTATTACGTGGAGACTATGATAGCTACACCACCATACAACAATGTGGTACTTATATGTATCATATTGACATCTACACGAAATCAAAATGGAGTGACGACGATAGAGCCGATAAATTGGCCTTTATGAAATTGCAGCGGTTAACTGGTGTAATTCAAGCTATTTTATCAGATTCAAAATATATCACTTTAGGTTTTGCACCACCTTCGCTAAGTCGTGTTCAAGTAAATAGCATTAAATTTGCTGATCCTGCTAATAACAAAGATGCTTCAAGTTCTGTAATGGCTAGGCTAGAGTTCGAGGTGAGAGTTCCAGAAACAGTTGAAATAGCAGCACTATCTTTAATAGGAGGTTATGATACTTCTGTTATAATGGGTAATACAGCGCAAGGTTATGTATTTAGTGGTAATAATGCACCAATTCCACCATTTGTATGCGCACCAGCTAATATTTACAATAGTGATAAATCTTTAGATATTGATGTTTTATCTGGAAGTTTCTTTGAAATCCCAGATTCAGACATAACATTTGGTGGGAATTTATTCAGTTTACCGGCTACAGATACTTTGAATGTCCCAATTATAGATTCAAATGGAGATTTGGTTGCTAATAATTTAACTGCTGGAGGAATTGAAATACCACTTTTACCACCAGCTCCTGGTTTCGCAAACATCAAAGACACAGACAACAACGTTATAAACCTACTCACTGTCCCAAGTGGAGCGACCGTACCATACAACGTAGCAAATTCCGAGATAACCTTTGGAACACATACATTTAGCGTATTAGCAACGAGTAGTTTGACTGTGCCGATAGTAGATACTGATGGAAATACCGTAGCCACAACGCTTGTAGGTGGTGAGGTGGTAGTGGATGACTTGCCTTGTTCTGCACCTGTAGGCGAAGGAATTGCATATTTTGAGCCAAATGGAAAAAGTATTTCAGGGGTTTCCTACGCTGATTATGACGCAAAATGGAGACAAGACAACAATGCTTACGTTAATGTAATTCCCGATAACCCACTATACCACCAGAGTTTAGACCCCAATGCTACTGTGCCTTTTGATACACTTTTGCACAATAACATTTTTGGTAACAAAATTAGATTTACCGACGATGCTGGGGTAATTATATCTCCAATTCATAACGAGGAGTTTTACGACCATTTAACTGGTCGAATTTACTTCATAAAAACCTATAGTACTTATAGGACTTGGATAGCGTATTTGAATTACGCTAAAGATGTGTACCATGGATTCTCTGGATTTGCACCTACTACTGATGAATTTTGGTCACTAAAAAGTACAAATCAATATGGAATCTCTATAAACGGTGCTTTATTGCCAGTAAATAGTAACTACCGAAATTGGACTTGTGAGACCAATGGGGCTGACACTTCTAAGGCTATGAATATGAGTCCAGCAGCATACCCTGTTGATTCAACATTAAAAACCGCTACACAAAGAGGTGGTATGTGCGTAAAACTAATGAACCCGATTTCCAACCCATAATTTAAAAAACAAAAATGAAAACATACAAATTCCCTCAATTCAACGTAGAGATTAAAGGCTCTACTGTTACGCCAAATAAAGATTCAATTCTTTTAAATGTAACTAATTCGACTATTTCAGTAAGTGTATTATTAGAAACTGATTCAGCAAAATACGGTGTATTATTAGAAGATATTCCTGTTAATAACTTATGCTATGAAGGTGAAGAAAACTTACTTGAAAAGGTGCTTATTAAATTAGATGAATCTTTAGAACCATGATAGAACAAGAAAAAGTACCGAGTGTTTTGAAAATTATACTTTGGGCTATTTATGGCTTTATTAGATTGAACTAACATACTTTAACAGTGCATATTATGAAACAACGTAACAAAAGATTAAATTAAAAGATGAAACTATACTTTATACTCATGACATCTATACAATATTTCAACACCACCTTTATTTGGATTAAGGGCGTGATGTTCCTTACAGTTAATTTGCTTATAGTTTTCTTTGCCCCAATAGCATTAGTGGCTACAATTGTAGGTTTAGCAACATTAGTAGATATGGGTTTCGCTATATGGATGACTAGGAAATTAAAAGGTAAGGTTACAAGTGTTAGGGCTAGGGAAGGTTTGGTAAAGAAAACATTCGCATACATTGCTTTAATTCTTGCGGTTTACGTTGTGGATGAAGTGCTAATAGGTCATTTGTTAAAGTTATTTATTGAAGTTGAAAACATAGCTACAAAGACAGTTGCGGTTGTGCTTATTGGTATTGAAGTTTACTCTATCGATGAAAGTTATAAAGCCGTTAAAGGAAAGTCTTTTTTAGATAAAATGTTCAAAACGGTGCGGAAAATGTACAAGGCAAAGAAAGAAATTGAAAATAAAGATTTATGAAACTATCAGAAAACTTTTACCTATCAGAATTTAACTGCAAAGATGGTACAGAAGTGCCTTATAAATATTTGCCAAACGTTAGGATATTAGCAGAAAACTTGCAGGTGTTAAGGGGTTATTTCGGAAAGCCTATCTACATTAATAGTTCGTATAGAACCGCCAGA